CGCCCACCGGCGTGCCGTAAGGGAATCTTCCGCGCAGGTCTGCCAATTTAAACGTATTAGGTCCGGTACGTTCTCCGTAGTACAGGTACTGCTCGACTAGGGCAGATAGTATCGGGTACTGGTCATTGCGGTAGTCCCCCGACCCGTCCATAAACAACCTCCCGGGCGAAGGATACGCTTTCATAGTCATGAATATATCACCGACATTTGCGCCGTTCTCGCGGTATATTCCACGATAGAGCAGCGACCCGGGCGGAAACGTTTTTGAGGCTGTACCACGCATGCCTCGCCGCACTATAAGCGTGTTGCCGTCATGCCTCTCGACATACACTATCTCGCAATTAGCAAGTGTAGGGAATTTGTCCGCGGGGGCTAAGGTTATATAGTATCCGAAGTAGTCAGCCTGGCCGAAGCTCACAAAGTCGGTCGGGTCGATTTCTATAGACTTTTGGCCGGCCGGGAGTGTAGCCTTTAATGTCGTAGATGCAAGACTCCCGTTCATACTAGATATCCTCCGCCTTTAGTTGCACTCCAGTAAGGTTGGCTGTACCACCCTGGGTCACTGCCTGCCCTGCTATGTCGGTTACAAACAACATTTCAGTATTGTTAACATATGCAACATGTGTGGCTGTACCGGTCTTTGCAACACTAAGGTTGTTCGCCGGACTAAGAGTAACTACTCGCTCGCCGGCTGTCGGGAATGTTTGAGATGACGTAGAGTATGATCCCTCGCCCAGTTTTTGGCTATTAGCGGTGTTATAATCGTTCGTGTAAGATGGAAGAATTAGTACTTTATTTGCAGTATTTATTTTTGCTAGTAGCGCGTTCCACGCGCTGTTATTTACCCATTTTGTCATAGTTAATTCACCTTATACGTTACAGGATTAAGCGCAGCTACGCGTAGGCGCACTCTGTCTAGTTGTTTTTTAGTGAACAGTGTTGGCTCGGATTGTGTAAACCCTAGAGACTCGCCGCGCTTGACAAACCCAGCGTCGGTCTTGAGAATAAACAGGTCGGGCATATACCCCCTACCTGATCCGAATGCGATCAATTCGAGTATCTGATCTAGCTCACTAGTGCCTCCTACAGAATAGAAATGCTTGAGTATAGAGCCGCCGATCCACGAGCTAGTTGGATGGCTAACAGATACGTCCCCGCAAAGATTTCTTCGCCCATCATAAACCTTAATTCCCTCCAGAGTACAGGCCACTCTAAAACCTAGCTCTTCTAGTTTTTCTATGATACCATCTCTTATCATTATTATCTCCTTATCTAAAAATAAGCCCCCTCCGCTCGGGAGGAGGCTTAAAGTCTAGTTACTATTCCTTAGTAACTTTACGCTCGATGATCACACCAGCCTCTGGGCGAACTGCGCCGACACCGAACAAGGTTGATGCAACAACGTAGTCAACGCCAGCGAGCTTGTCGCGGTCACCTTCAGTCTTAGCCATCTGAGCAACACCCTTAAGGGCCGTCTTGTGCATGACAATGACCTGGCTCGTGCGCTTACCGCCGGCCGTATCGGTTGTCAAAGCATTGGTGACAAACACTGGAGTGTTGAAGAAGTGGCCAACGTAGCCGCGGTTCTTGACGAGACCAGCCTCGCCGGTTTCCTTATAAGAGGTAAACTCAGGAATGTTGCGGAGGTCAGCACGTGCGTAACCGTTGAGGAAAATACCACGACCATCCTCTGGGATGTTGTTAGCGTCAAGATGAGCCATCGCAGCAACGATGTCTTTGTAGCTCAAGTGGCCATCTGCACCGCTAGCGGCGATCTTGCCGGCCGTAAATGCAGCGATAGCTTTCTTAATAGCTTCCTCGTCGTGTGCGCGGGCGATCCAGCGACCAAGACGCTCAGTGTAGAGTGCGCGGTACTCGTATTTGCTTTGAGTAGCAGCGACATCCTGGACACCAACTGCCTTACGCAGGTAGCGGTCAACCAACACGTCAACAGTTGATACGTCAACGGCGTCAATAGCTGATGCGCTTTCAACGGTGGTGTTAGTAGCAGTGCTGTCGGTGATTTCCTTCATGAAAGGAACGTGAACGACATCGCCCATGTGGACGCCATCGCCAAGGTTTGTTTTGTCAATAAAGTCGAAAACCACGTAGTTGTCGGTGTAGTTCTTCTCAACTTCTGGGCTCCAGATTTGGGGGATAAAGGCCTTGGAAGCCCCGCCGCCAGAGATGTCTTTTGCACCCTGACCGACTGTTGGGGTAACTCGGTTTGCCATGAGTTATATTTCTCCTAGTTCATTAGTTTGTCTATTTTAGCGGCCATCTCAGGAGAGCCATCGTAGTTGGCTAGTAAGTACTCGAGAGATTCATTGTCCGCTGAATTATCAGTAGCATGGGCTTGTGCGCCCTGCTGGAGTTGTTGATTGATAGACTCCCTTTCCTCTCGGCGGATTTGCTCCGGATCTACATTTGAGGTGTTCTTGCTCGACTTAAGCACGGCTAAGTCATACAGAGTGTCGAGGTCGTGTCGTAGGTTATTTGCATATTCTACGCCGTATTTAGCAGCTTTGTCCTTTACGATGTCATACATTACCGCTTCGAGACTGCGGTCGCGGCCTTGCTCGCCAAAGAATCGCTCAACTTGTCGCTCGTACTTCAAGTTGGCGACCTCTGCGCGCAAGTCGTCAGTAGGTTCGCTGGTATCTGCTAGTTGTTTTGCGCTACGGAATGAGCGCTGGTTATCCAGAGCAATTTTAAGGGCTCGTTTCGTATCCTCGCTAGCGTTATCAAGATCAAAGCCTTGCGCCTTCGCGAATTTACTCAGCCCGTTATCTACTGGCTCGCTTTCTTGGGCGGGCTCAGCTACTACATCTTGCTCTACTGGAGCTTGAGAGGTAGTATCGCTAGAGATATCCGCCGGTTCGTTAACGCTAGTAGGCTCTTGATTGAGGCTAGCATCGTTAGTTCCGGTAAGGGAATCTTCCATTCTAGTGTACTCCTATTAGTTCGTCTATAAATCTTTTCGCCTTTAAGGGGAGTGTAGGAGGGACAGGGGCGAAAACCCTCCTACGCTGTAAATATTACATTGTTGTAAAAATTATTGGATACTGAAGCCCTCAATGTAGAGGCGGATTGTATCGAGGCCTACGTTGCGCTGTAGAAGATACGCCAGCTTCTCGGGCTCAAACTCGAGTTGCTGCGTTGTCTTTCCGTCAACAGTTGGCACTTCCTTGTATATTTCAATAGGCCCGGCAGCTAATGTAGAATTTACATCCTTTTGTAAGTCAATGTAACCCATTAGCTCTTTATAGGCTTCTGTCTTGGAGAATTGCTCCCACTGATGAGCGATCTTCTCCCATTTATTACTCTCTTCCATTTACTACCTCAATCGGGTTGATGCTTGCTCGCTTCGTACCCGTCTAATGTTGTTATCGTTACTGTTAGCTCCCCCGCCGCCTTGGCTGCCGGTTTGGGTTCGCTTATTAAAGGAATCACCGCCACCCTGCGACGTTCCGCCACCTAGTAGGTACTCTTCAGCGCCTGGGGCAAGGGATGCGCCGCTTTGTACGAGGCTTGGATCGACTGGCTGGCCATCAGGGCCCATCATTGGTTGTGGCACAGTAAGCATTTCGTTAATATCATCCTCGGTCATGTACTTGCTAAAGAGAGTCTTGTACATATTGCGCAGGAACGCCTCCTGGTTAACGAGAGGATTCTGGAGACTAAACTGGGCAGCTGTCTGCATTGCCTGGCTGAGCATTGCAATCTCGGCGTCTGCGGTGCTTTCAAGCACGACCTTTGGCTGATATTCACCAAAGTAAACATCTGGGCTGTAGACTTGCCAAGTAATCTGGTTATGGTCAGTCATCCGTACTGGAGTATCCTCTTTAACGAATAGTTGGATCATCTTAAATAGGATTGAACCCACCTGAGCAAGGCCGCCATCCTCGAGTGACTGCATCTTAACGTTTGTACGAGCGTCTGATTGCTCCATCTGGTTAGAAATCTCAGTAGCGGTAGTACGACTATAGCGTTGGCTAATGCCTTGGACGGCTGCATCAGCGGCTACTGCAGTACGCATTTGCTGAGTAAGACGACTAATCTCGGCGTCAGCGGCTGGACTAATGTCATTCTTCTCAATTGGGGTAAGTGCACCCTTCGGGATCGGGAAGATAGCGCCTGGTGCGGACTGGATACGCTCAGCTAAGTGTTGATAGCGAGGCTCAATCTGCCACATGTTATTCAACACGTAAGCAATATTGTCTCGTTTCTGGCTCGCTGTATCGTTCAGCAGTTCCTGAGTCTTGAGAATAACCTCAGCGATACCTTTGCCATAGAATAGACTCGTATCAACGTAGTTGCGGGCTACTGCGAAAGGTAGGAAGCCTTTAATGGCGGGGATTTTCACCTTCATTGGGATAATCTCACCGTCTAAGTCCATCGGCAGCTCTTTTTTAGACTCTTTTCGGGCGTAGGGGTTGTCCTCCTCCAAGATAACAACGCTACGATTGGCGATCATGACGTGTTTCTTCTCAGTCCAGTAATCAATAACCTCTACTTGCTCGCTGATGGCGTCTTTCCCGTACGTTGAGCCGATCAACATCTCTTTAATATCTTTATCCATCTCCTCGCTATCAGTTCCGGATACCACCTTGTCGAGGTTTTTGTATTTATTCTCTACCTTACCCGTCTCGACGTCTACTTCCATTTGGGACTTGAGCTGTTCAAGGCTCGTAAGGTAGCGATATCCTGCGTAACGTGGGTAGCCAGGCTCGTCTGGATTGTTGATATGGCGGGCTGCTGGGTCTACGAAAAAGTCATTTAAGGGGATGTTCTGGATAAGCGGGCGATCTTTTAGCCAACTAAAGGCCAAAACACCTGTACCGTATAGGGCCATATCCTTAATCCAGCTAATCATCTTATCGGTCATATTGTTAATAGACCAGTAATAGTTGACTAGACCGTTTAAAGCCTCGACGCTTTGTTCTTGTTCTTCATGTAGCGGCCAATACTTAAACCGCGGCTTTGTTTTGACGTATGAGGACACCAGCGCTTCTACGATTGAGAAGGTCTCAGGCACAAACTCGTCAGCTTGTCCTGCATATCCCCTAATTGTTCTAATGCCGTTATAGGACTTGAACGCATTCGCCCAAATCTTCTTGTAATGGGAGTCAGTATACATCCGCGCCTTGTTAAAGCGCTTAGTAACCTCTAGTAGTGTTTTATCATCCATTGGTTATTTTATGCATCTTTGCGGTAGAAATTACCTTTAAGTTTGATATATCGTTGTCACCCCAAGGGAATAGCTGATAAGCGATAGCTGTAGACATCACAACGTCGTCATGAGAGCCTTCCTCTGCGTTCATTCTACCACGCTCATCGCGCACGTAGCTGAATGCCTCATTAATGAATACAATGTCCTTATCTTTAATCACGCGCTCGCGGACTAGCTTGATAAGGTCATCAATCATTAAGCGTTTAGTGCGCATATCGGTCTTCCAGCCGAGGTTAACAGTAGGCGTCTCCCATTCCTCGTCATAGCCCCTATCTCGCTTGTAAAGGTTCGTGTAGAAGGTATCCCTTAGCTTCTGTACGGTTGTAAGGCCATGATTGTTTACCTCTACGCCTATAAGGGCATAATTGTAGTACGTACCAAGAGCGCCTAAGATCTCGCCGAACTTGTCAGGGTCACAATGCCCTCTCCAGCGAGCTACGACTGTCATTGTTGAAATATCTACAACAGTTGCAACACTAAAGTCGCCACCCTTAAGGCCTTCTGCAACATCTGCACCAATGACATATTCCTTATAAGGCTTGGGCTTGTCCCAAATCTTCAGTGGTGCCTTATACGTAAAGTCATCAGGTGCTTCGTTAGGCTCAAATGGGACTTTCTCTAGCTCGAATTCCTCATAAGGGCGATCCTCTAATGGAGTAATCTTGTAATAGTCAACATCCTCTAATGGAGTTGCGTCCTTCTCCATCTCCTGTAGGGCTAATGGGTTGAATACGTTCTTTCCACTTGCGATGAACGCCTCCTGCCATGTCGAGGGGTACTCTTGAGGTAGACGTTCAGGAGTCGCCGCGAAATCTTTCGCCTTCCTTCTATAGAATGCAAGCTTCCTAGGGATAGCCTCCTCGCTAATGGAGAAATGATGTCCTAGTGTATCGTGGCCTTGCTTCATAAGGTCGACTAAGAATAGCTCGTAATCGTTGAGTTTACCTAGATCATCAAACGTAGCATCACGCTCGTAGGTATCAAGAATCCACCAGGGAGCGAAAGCGGGTTGGTAGTTGTTCTTGCCTTCTACCGCTGCGACATACTCTTTATGGAAATAGTTACCTCGACCTTCTGCAGTAGACTCCAGGAATACCATTGAGGGCTTCTCCATCACTTCGGCATCTGGCACTGTCTGCATAAGAGAGGCGACCAAATCTTCGCCGTTCTCCCAAGTCGCGACCTCTGAGTTTGAGATAACACCGATCGGGGTTTCGAAGTTGTGGTCTGGATGGTCTATCTCGATGTCGTACGTATCAGAGAATTCATACTCTTCTATTTTTTTGACACGCACATACATATGGCCATCTACTATCTTGAATTTACGTATCCAGGGCTTATTTGTCGTCTTATTGAACACGTTTATATATGTTTTCTTACAGTTTCTGCCGTAGTAATAGCCGGCCTCTCGCGTCATCAGGCTTGGGTGGTGCTCGATCATGTCGCCTATACGGTTAATATTTCGGGCAATCTTTTCGTGTATTGACGTAACGGTCACTCTGTCCTTCGCCGTCTTCGATCCGTCGCCATCAAGATAGCCGCGTAGCAGCCCCTTGAAAAACTCCATATTGCCGAACGTCGGAACGTGCTTGGTTTCAACCCTGCCGCAAAGCCTATTAAGAAGTGTCGCCATGAATGGATCACTAAACTCGCTTATTCCTCGATTTTCTCGCACCGTATCATAGCTGTGGCCGAAATACTTCCGTACATTATCCACGTATTTCTCGTCCTTATGATAGGCAAAGCACACCCTATTGAGGGATTTACTTATATGACCCTCTGCGAGATAATAGCCAGCTAAGTAGCCAAAGTCATAGTCCAACTTAATATCCTCTGAACGGTGTATTTGGTAACCGCCGCCCTGCTTACGGGGTCTCGTATGGTAGTCGTGATGGATAGTATGTACCTCCTCGAACTTGAAGTCGGGGCGACGTACCCAATCCTTCGACGTCAGATCTTTAACTTTTTTGTACCCGTCTGTTGTCAATACCTTGTGGTCTGCGGACAGATACACAGGCTCATTACTCATCCATGTTTGCACCCGATAAGTCATCTTTTCGCCAGTATATATCTTATGTTTAACAGGTGCGATAGCACCAGATGCTGTATACACCATATCGCCGACCTTAACGTCGCGCACAGTCGTCGATCCGCCATCTGCAAGGACAATTGGGCTATTTGGGTGCATGCAGCCGTGCAAAAAGTTGATAGTGTCTGAACGCCCCGCGGACTTGTTCTTGGCTGTCTCAATCTTGATAGCTGAGCCCAGGCCAATCTGTTTACCGGACTCATCAAACTTTTCAAACGTTAAGTCGCTCTTGGTGTTGTAACGAACACTTGGTTTAAACAGGATATTAGTGTTGTCAAAATAACGACGGAACATCCTATAAAGGTTAAGGGAAGACTTCTCGTCATTACCGATGATAACACTATTAATGTTAAAGTTCGTAGATGTCCACCAGTAACAAATAGCCTCTACAGCGGTACTAAAGCCCATTTGACGGGCCTTTAAGATGATAACCTTTATTGGCCGCCTCTCTATGATGCAGAGTAGTACATAGTCGATGAGCGCCATTTGAGGCCCATTGGGGATAAACGGTATGATATTGGCGAACTTATCCTTGATATATAAGTTCATCTTAGCGAACCTGTAGAAGTCCTTCTTGATAGCCGCTATCTTAAGCAATTGCTCCCTGGTGAGTTTGATATCATCCATCCAACCTAAGCCTCTTAATAAGTTGATTAATGGTAGCTGATTTATTAGGTAGCTTATCGAAAAACTCTAGGTTTTCGTCCCAAATATAGATTAACTTGCGGTTCTTGGCCATCACATATTATCCAATTCTTTAAGCGCCTCCTCGATACCAACATGCGCCGTAACCTGTTTGTCAACAAACATATTATGTTCCTTACCAAGTAACTTAATGGCGCTAATCTTATCGGCGTCTTTTGATATATCATTTACAACAATCATTTGTAGCTGCTGTTTAAGATGTTCGGGAGTAAGGCGCATCATATTCTTAGCCTCGGCGACCCACTTTTGGCAATCCTTAGTCTCCATCTTAGTAGCTGCCCATCTAGAGTAACCTGCACGAATCGCGCTTGCATAGGCGTTTGCATAACTCGGAGACTTGGGGTCCATATAATAGTTAAGCCATTTCTCCTGTTGCTCGGTTTGAGTCCATTGACTAGCAACCTTACCTTTATTGCGTTTACGGATGCCTACACCGTCCTTGTTCTTCATACGTGTAGTCTTACCCTCACGTTGGGCAAGTTTACGTTCTCTCCAATATTCTTTATCTTTGGCCATCATGCCTCCTTTCTATGTGGGCATATATTAATAATACTTGCGCAGATTTATTATGCTCAACGCATATATCGCTGCGCGCTATAAGCTATAGTATATACTTTTGGTTTTGGTGGATGATATTGATAATTGAGGGGGGTATATACATTTCATTTTTCTGGGGTATATGGAAAATAGATGAGCATCATTCTTTCACCCCAAATAGAGTATGTAATATTGATGGGAGTGGCCTGGCCCACCCCACCTATCAGCTAACCCACACTCACTCACCCCAGCAAAATAATTGCCCACAAAAATAGTTACTCATACATGCATTGACATACGGTAGATATGTGGTGTATGTGGTTCGTAAAATATATGGCCAAATAGTGGCTGTTTTAACTTCGCACAATACCCATTTTACGAACTATAAGCCCCCTTTCTCGCCTCTATATATATAGTAGTGGTATCTGTTAGATGGGTAGAGAACGCGTAGGATTGCGCGTGTTGGTTTGTATTTATATATAGTAGTTTTGTATCAAAATGGGTGTAAATGCTTACTTCGCAAAAGGAACGGGTAAGGACTAAAGGGGTCCGCCGATTTGTGGGTGCTTGCCGTTCCGAGCCGCACAAGGAGCCGTAGTGGGCGTTATGCCATTTGAGGGCGTTTATTACGTGTTGGGCGCTCCCGCTGATTATGGAGGGGGCTAGGTGGGTTGTGGGTTACTTCGCAAAATATATTGGAGGGATATTCTATATAATATATATAGGTAAATGCAATAGGCACTAAAAGGGAACGCGCGCCGGGCTGTGGGAGATAGATACATTATATATAGTAATGGGCGATACATTATATATAGAGTATAAATATAGACCCTTATACGCGCAGTGTATATGGGTAGATATCTGGATAAAGCGCCAGATTTAGACGGATATCTCAGATATGATATAAATTTTAGGGGGTAGTTTTCATTTCCCCGGCATTTTCGTTGCATTTTGTCTCTGAAGTGGGTGAAAATATATCATATATGGTATATTCGTGGTCAAAAATGGGGTAAAAGTATATATATTGCACAATAATTTGGGTGTGGAAGGTTATTAACGAGAGGTTTTAACGGCAGACTATACGTAGCAGACAGCCCAAAAACTATGCGAAAACACCAAATTTAGCAGTAGAATGGCTATTTTTAGCTCGTTTACGTGCGTTGAGCGTTAGCGAACACCTGTTTTTGCGTAAATATTAGGCTTGGGAGCAAGATAGTGCGTTTTCCCCTATGTATATTCCTTATATAATACGTATAAAGGGTTAAAAAATTCCAATTAAGGAGGCATTAAAAGAGAGGCCCGCGCCGGCTTTGGGTGGGTAATTTATGCGTTATTAGGCTATTTATGGGCAATTATTTGATGTTTGTATATAATTATAAGCATTTGGTGTTATCTATGTATTATTAAGCTATGCGGCCTATTATAGGTTATTGTCTCTTTATATGCTGCTGTGTGTGTTTTTATCCCCATGTAAGAGGAGTGATGCTTGTAGCCCTAAAAGTAGTCCCGCGCGCTTTGTGCGATGTGTGCATTGGGTGAGTGACTGTATATTGCGTTCT